TCATGTTAGTCCTTAAAGATTAGCGGCATCAAGTCGTGCCTTGAGTGATTGGATTAGGGCTTGTTGTTCTTGAATTGCGGCTACCAACAATGGAATTGTGTCGGTGTAAGAAAGCCCTAAAGTATTTATTTCATCAGTACCTACAGTAACCGCTTCAGGCAAAACGGCTTGGACATCTTGAGCAATCAAGAAACTGCGACGTACTTGTTCACTATCCGTTTTATATTTACCAATTACTGCTCTTAAAGTTGCTACTTTAGTGGCGGCATTAGTAATTGGTTCAATAATGTCTTTGACTCGTTCGTCAGACGAAGAAGTCCAAGAAGTTCCACCATTCGCAAGATAGACACCACCTGTTGTGCCAGCTTGAATATTTAACTGATTTATAGTTGTGCCATTGGCGTTAACATCATTTAATATAATGCAAGAAGTTTCTTGTCCAGCAGACCCAAACACTATCGTATTGCTTTGATTTGAACTTGAGCTGCTATTTCTTATGTGCAACGTATTCCTAGTTCCCGCTAAAGAACCAGATGTAGTACCACCAACAACTAATCTTGCACCACTTGATGTCGTAGTCCCCACCAGCAAGTTACCGCTAGAGTCTATTCTGGCTCGTTCTGTGGCGTTTGTGTAGAAAATAATTGGGTCGGCTGAACTTGAATAAACAACAGTAGCATTTGATGTACCAAAGAACGAACCGCCAGCATTGTCTCGCCCAAAGTAAGAACTACCCGATGTGTTTTGACATTGCCAAGCTGAATGACCTGTGCCTGTTGATGCAAGTAAAGCTCTAGGGTCGGCGGCAGATGCATGAATCCGTTGGCTAGGACTTGTAGTCCCCACACCCAAATTACCACTTGCATCCAGAGTCATCGCCTGAGTAAAGGTGATAGCTGTATTTATTGTGCCTGATGGGGCGTTGAACCAAGAATGTACATTGCCACGTTGACGATACATTGAGGCTGATGAGGTTACTTTGTAATTAAATGTAGAGCCTACTTGGTAATAATTAGTACCAAGTTGAGTCATGGAAAGAACGCCATCATCCCATGTGTTTAAAGTTCCATACAGTTGTAAATCAAAAGCCCTACCTCCTGTCCATGCGTAAGGAGTAACTCCCAAGCCTAGATTGCCTGATGAGTCGAGGGTAGCAACAGCCGTAGCCCCCATTCCAAATACAAGTTTATTAGTAGCGGCATTTCCAATCCTGATTGCAAAGTCACCCGCAGTTCCGCTAGTTATAAGTTGACTTGAATCACCAATATAACAAGCACTGCTTCCAAAAAATTGCATGAATGGAGTTGTGCCAGAAAGCCTAAACAATTCATTTGTGCCAGCAACTTGCAGTTTTACCACAGGCGAACTTGTACCAATACCCAACCCTGTTGAGGTTAGGCGCATACCTTCTGAGCCATTAACAACAAAACCATAAGAGTGATTACTTCTTGTTCCTGTGTAACCTATGCCGCCAAAAGTTCCAACCTCAGTAACAATTGTTCCATTTGATGCTTGAACAAACCCTGTAGTAGAACCTTGAACTGTTAATGTGCTATATCCAGCACCAAAAACAGTAGGCGTTGTACCAACAGATAAATTAGTGCCATCAAATTGAAGCGCAGAGCCACTTGTCACAACCTTTGAACCATTGAGATAGGTTACTCCGTTGGCTGTGCCTCCTGAGAGGGTTACAGCACCAGAGGCAGCTAATGTAGTGAACGCACCAGTAGTAGCTGTAGTAGCACCCACAGTACCATTGATGTTGATAGAGGCAGTACCTGTAAGATTAGTCACAGTACCGCTAGAGGGTGTTCCCAAAGCACCATTAAACAATACTGGCGCACCAGCAGAGCCTGTATTAACCGCTAGAGCAGTAGCAATACCAGTACCTAGACCAGATACACCAGTGCTGATAGGAAGACCTGTAGCGTTCGTTAAGGTTGCGCTAGTAGGTGTTCCGAGGATAGGCGTTACTAAGGTAGGAGAGGTAGCCAGTACATTGCTACCAGTTCCTGTATTGGTGACAGAAACTATGTTCTTACTAGCATCCAATGCCAAAGCAGTAGAGGCAGTTAAACCAGACAGCGTAGCAGTACCAGATGCTGACAGAGTGGTAAACGCACCAGCAGCAGCCGTAGATGTACCGATAGGGCCGTTAAACGAGTCGCCAACAGCACCTGTCTGAAAGTCCTTCAGTTGAGCCATTAACTCACGGATAGCATCGTTAATTCCAGAAGGTGCGCATCCTTCAGCAATGTTAATCGAATCTATGTCTGTGTTATTAGCAGGGGTTGCGCTAAATTCGCTGATTTTTGTACGTGGCATATCTATTCCTCAATGAAAGACCATTTATGACCATAAGCAACAGAATTCTTTTTAATTGCAACTCTAATGTTATTTCTGGCTTTTGAATTTATGGCAACATTCCTTGCAGCCTCTGCAAGTGAGCCATAAACAACGTTATTTGTTAAGCATTTTACTTTCTTACCACGCAAATGACCAATTTTTAAATGGCTTTCAGACATTTTTTTACGAGTGTCTTCATCGTGATTTTTGCCATACATATGATGGTTTTCACCAGCACGATAAGACATTGTTTTAGCAATTTGCTTTTTTACTTCCTCTGTATGCTTTTTTCCATACATAGGTGCTAGTTCACCAGTTCTAACTGATGGGTACGATGTTGAAAATCCAACACCCCCATCAGATATATTCATACATAAATCAGGCCAACATTCTTTTGCATTAACAATGATTTCATACTCTTGTCTATATGCTTCTTCTTCAGTTTGGCAAGATTTGACCACTCTAGTAAAAAGTTTCCTTTTTGCTTTCTTTGCTCTTAACACCCATACACCAGAACCACAATAATTGTCATTCAAATTTGCGGTGCTATGCTTACCAATATAGAACTTTCCATTCTCTATATTTGTAGTGACATAGACTAAATGGTGCATATCAGTCCTTATTGGATACCTAAGAGATTACGCTGTTCTTCGTCTAAGTCTTCCATGGACAATAGACCTCTAGCTGTCGTTGGTGTCACAGCCCTAAATGGCCCACCAATTGTTTGTGGAATACCACCAGTACGCATTATATTAGTTAAGTCCTCTACGCTGCCTCTACGCATATTAGTAGCCAATCCACGAGAGCCAGCAGCACCAATAGTTAAAGGAATTCCAATCATCGGTGCTAATGCAGTAGTTCCTACACTAAGACCAACTGGCACAACACCAGTAGGTGCAAAGCGTCCAAAGAACTTCAACATATTTTGAACATTACCACCCTTGGCAGCTTGCTCAATAGCATCCTGTTCAGTCTTAGTAAACAATCGCATTTTCTTGTCATTCTTAGCAAGTTGGCGCAATTGTTTAGCAAGTGAGTTTTCTTCACCAGACTGAGTAAACTTACTCTTGTCTAGTTTAGCTTCATTAAGCATATCCTCAAAGACTTCTGCTTTCTTCATTTTTGAATAAGCATTACGAGCCTCAGACCATAACTGACCTGCGTTTTTCATGTCACCAGAAGCAATTGATTCTTTAGGTACAGTCATCAAGTAGTTATCGTAGTCATCCAAAAGAATAGATGCCATTCGTCTTTCTTCTGGCTCAATACTCTTTTGACCAGAACGAATCATCTTACGCAATGCTTGAAGTTCAGTCCAATCTTTAGGTTGAGCAGTAGAAGTTAATTCTTCAATAGCACCAGCAACTTTTGGAAATGCTTTAGGCGTATAGCCTTCTTGTCTCAAACCTTTTGCAATATCATCCATTGCATTAACAAACTCATCAGTTTTTAACTGCACACCAGACTGTTGAAGTTGGTCATACCTGTCTGTTGCAATTCTGTCTAATGCTTGTGTAGATAAAGCCTCTTGTTTTTGAGGACGCTTAACGCTACCAGCAGCACCTGTAGCCAATGTCGTAGCTGCGCCATACAAAGGATTACCAGTAGCTTCTGTGACTGTTTGTCCAGACATAACAGCAGTAGGAGTAACAATCGCTTGTGTCTTAGGGGCTACAGCAAGTTGTTCTGTAACTCCACGAGTAACAGGAGATGCAGCAGTTGTAGAGGCTTTAATCAAAGCAGGGATAGTTCTAGCCACTCCTGTCATTGCTTCTAATCCACCACCAACAACACGCTCAGTTGGTGTTTGTGTCTCTGGCGCAGCAGGTACACCAGAACGAGTCATCAAGTTTTGAATAGCTTGAGATGCTGGCATCAATCGCTTTTCAGTAAATGGTGAAGCAATTACATTTAATAGTGCATTGACTGCATCAGCAGCAGGAACAGCCATTGAACCTACAAGAGCACCCAATGGGCCACCATAAGAGCCAATCTGTGCGCCAGCTAATGTAGGCGCAACAGCACGATAAGTTAAACCTGCGCCACGCTCAAATGATTCTCTAAGTGTTGGAGACTTAGGCTGACCTTGATTAAGAACAGCTAAACCAGCATCGGAAACTTTAGTTAAGTCTCCTGATTGCAAAGCCAAAAGGTCACTATCAGATAATTGAGTTAAGTCCATTATCCACCGCCTTTTTTGCGTCTTTCAATTTCTGCTTGAATAGCATCTTGACTTGGCAAACCACCAGTTGTAGCAGGGGCAGTTGGCAATTTAGGTATTGGTGCAGTAATGTCTTTTGCAGCACGACCAGATGCAACTTCAGCAGATTTAAGCAAGTTTGTAAGACGCTCTTGCTTTGTTTTAACTGTTGCCGCACTATCACCCATTTGTGGGAAGAAAGATTTTTTGTAACCAGCCAACTGCTCACGGCTATATGCTGCACCAGTTCCCAATGTCAAAGCCGCATCAAGAATATCCTCTTGTGCTGCCTCAACAATTTGACGCTGTTCTGTGTTAATCTTGTTTGGCAAGAAGTCTGTTCGTGAAACAAAACGAGCAACTTCAGCCGCAGTATTTGGTAAAGCCGCTTTAGG